ATTTACGACTGAATATTCCAACCTCATCAAATCATATTGGACGAAAGGTCGTGACAGCATAGATATTAATACACTCATCGGACACTTCCGAGAAAAGTTTCCACGTTTCGGGTCGAATGAACAGCATGATGTTCAGGAAGCGATCATGTGCATCATCGACATTTTAGAGACTTCTAGACCAGAAATAAAGCCATGGTTTTACGGGAAGAAGACACAGGAAACGATATGGCCCGGTGGTAAGACATCGAATGAAGAAGATTTCGGTGTTCATTTGATAACCTCCGATGGGACAGACATGGAAAAGATGTTGTTGAAAAGTACGGACTGGAATACTATAGAAAACTTTGAGGATGAACATGGAAAGGTGCACCACGTCGCGACGACACGTATGCTCTTTTCAAAGTTGCCACAAGTGTTGATGATTTCGTTTGATCGGAAAAGTCATATTAAAATTATAGAAAATCTACTCATCGATAAGTACGAGTACAATCTCGTGTCGAGTGCTTTACATGTCGGTCGTCAACATACCGGTCACTATGTGAGTTTCGTAAAACTTCGAAATAAATGGCATCTCATCGATGATGAAACGATTAAACGCCATGATCTCCCTGAGCAAGGTGGGTTTTACTTCATGGTCTACAATCTAAAAACTCCTTCATCTTAATATTCTCCTTGATGTTCACGATCGTCCGGTAGAATGTCCGGCGGTTATTAGGGTATGTCTTGTCATGTCGCCTCTTGAGTGGTTTCCACCACATCGGTTCTTCCCATCCCATGTACATACACTCGACGATCGCTCCATCCTCGAACCACGGCTTATCTTCCATCCGATTGTGTGGAATCTCAGATTCAAAAAAGAGTTTCCCCTTTTCCTGAACATACAGTCTCCACGCGGGGCGACCTGGAACGCAACCGGGTGTTTCTCTCGAAGGTTCGCGTTTCATGAGAAAGTCTACAGTGTTTTTCATCTGTGGCTTCCATTTGAACATTGTCTCGTGTGTCCCGAGACGGATGGGTTCATTAATCGGTGTGAAGACGAGTCCGTCAACCTCTTGTTTGACATTGGGAAGATATTCATCCATAAAATCTTTGAAATCTCTCATATGATGAAACTCTTTCATCTGAAGACGATACTTGTCCATCTTCATGTAGATGACTGGATCGACAACACCGAATTTGGCGTAGCCAAGCCTGTCCAACAGATTTGAATTCCACACCGATTTACCACATACAAGAACAGCGTCATAAATCATAAGTGTATTTTCATATAGTTCCCCATCCAAGATTGTTCCGTCGTACACATTCTTTTTGAGATTGAGCGACACTTCGAACATGTTGAATGACCGATTCACGAAAAGACACTTCTTCTTTCCTTCGTACATCAGTGCAACCATCATGTGACGTTCACCATCCGTCTTTTCACATACGACGTAGTCACCCTTCTTAAGAATTGGAAAGTGTCTATATTCGATGGAGATGGGTTGAGGACCAGGGAAGTAGTCCTTACTCCCCCATGTCGTATGGATAAACTCCACAACATATTTGTAAAGCGGGGATTCCGGCTTTATAGACATGTTTTAAACGCGTGTAAAAACTTTAATTTACTTTCACACCTGCTGCATTCAAGATGTTACTCACACATTCATGTGTGTATGTCATCGTCAACTTAGATGCTGTAAATGCACAAACTCGCACACCCTGTTGTGAAAATTTCTCAAACATCTTCGGACTCACTTTTTGATCTTTATGTTTCTGAAGTGTCTTTGAAACATTCTTCACGTTCATCATCCATGCACGCGCATCCGTCTTCGTAACCTGATAGATATCCTTTCCAACCTTCTTACCAACTTCCGTATCGAAGTGAAGTCCCATCTGTGACGCGGGTTCGTCGATACCATCTTTCACTTTCTGTTTGAACATGTCCCAATCGATACCTTCTTTCACACCAGGGAACACGAGACACCCAACACCTTCATGTTTTTCAAAGCACTGATCGAGAGAGCCGTCATCTACACCAATTCCGAAATCAATGAAAATGATACGATCGTGTGTCTTCATGTATCGTTGGATCGCCTCCGCTTTTTTATATGGGTCGTCATCGACGTAGGCAATTTCATTCTTGACATTTTTCTGAATACATCTAATGTTCAGTCGCAGTACCGAGTGAAGCGTCTTCACGTGGCATGCCTTGGACCTCGTGACAAGTAGAGTGACGATATTCATCTATTCATGAATAGTCATCTAAACCTTAAGCCTATCATTGAGGCATCCACCGAATGGAAGATTACCGACATGACCTAGTGTCGTGTTCACGTCTGCGTAAATTTTACCACCAGCTTGTTGCCAACGGCGACAGAATGCATAGTCTTCGGAAAGATATCGGCGATTACCCGGGTCGATCATACAGTCAAAACACGCGTGGTAATCATCAAAGTCTCTATTTTGATGGTCGTTTTTACACCAGAGTTCTGGGAACTTCTCTTCGAGTGTCTTGAAGACAGAACGTTTGATCACCATGAACCCAGTGGGTCCGTCTAAAATTTCGATGAAACCGTTTGTGATGGGTCTATTCTGCGCTCCAAAGTTGATCACAAGACTTGAGGAAAGCATTGACATATCGCGTTCATCCCCTCTTTTGACCGCCTCTGCCGCCTGATCCCACATCACAACCTTTTTTGGATAACACGCAACGGAGAGATCGTGTTCCGATTTGACGAGACGCACGACTGCTGCGGGGTCGAAGTGAATATCTGCGTCGATAAACATGAAATATTCACAATCTGTTTTTTGCATGAAACGTCCTACAGAAACATTACGGGCGCGGTGTACGAGTGATTCGTTTTCTGTGGTGTCCAAATACATCTGAATACCTTCTTGTATTAAAAGGATCTGAAGTTTGATAATGCTAGACATGTACTTCTCTAAGCATAATCCACCGTAACACGGTGTGGCTAAAAACAACTTCACCATATTCTATTACTACGCTTTCGCCTCTAAGTGCTTTTTAATCAGATTTTCAATTTTGTTGAGTGTCGGAACAGATATGTTACACTTTTCACACAGTTCCGCCTTTTTCACCTTCGTCCCCATGACGATATAAATGATGGCAGATGCCACACTATTCGGTGTTTTACTCATGAGTTCGGCACAGTCATCTGTCGCCTTGCACAACTGATTGCACTTTAGTCTCTCCTCTCTCGTCACTTCGAATGAATTCAAAAGTCTGTTCATCACGTCGAACGCCTTCGTCACATAATTCTTTTCCGTCATACCCATGATCGTATCCTTAAAAATCTGGGTTGTCCGACTCACATCTTTTGATTGGATACCAAACATATCCGCGATTTCTTTCGTCGTTCTCGGATGTTTCGCGAGACGGCATGCGTACAAGACACAGTTCGCCTTGATACCCAAACGCACAGCCCCTCGTGTCAGTTTCTCCTCGTTGAATTTTCGGTACATCATCTTCGCGTCTTTCAGAACCACTTCCGGTAATGTGTGACACGCTTCATCGATGTCACGATACGCATGAAAGAGTGATCGATCTTTGTGATTCATGGACATATGAAAGTTAATCTTCGCCATTCGCTTATTCTCATACGTCGATGAATGCTGTGTCGAGATGATCGTTCCTTTTCCCCAATTTTGTGAAAACAATTCAGGGTTTGAGTTTGGATTCCCACATCTCGAAGGGTCGTTCACTTTACCATCGTCATTCATACCACTCGTCCATTCAGCGGTATCGTCTACGTAGCGATCTTCGACGAGTCCACATTCTGAACACGTCGGTAACCCTTCGGGTGAAAAGATTTTCACACCTGTACATTCACGACACAAATTTATATTCACTGGCTTTTCTTCGGTATTTTGTTGTAATAGAGTGTCTATGTCAGACCATATAGTTGCCAGCATTGTTTTGTTCTGACCAATCTTTTATTTATTTTTGTAAAAACGCATCATTGACTTAGGCGTCTGACGCGGGTTTCAATCATATCCACAGTTTCCTTGAAACTGCGGGCACCCACGGAAGATGGTTTCCATTCATTCCATTCCTTGTCGACCGCCACATAATCCGGTGGCATGATGTTCTGACCTTCCACTTCCGAGTCGGGAACGACGAAATCCGCCATTTCGGAGTCGGTATCACTCTCGAGTGGCATCTCGTGTACCTCACTGTCACTATCTTCTATGTCAATTTCAGAGTACATGGAATACATGTCTGCATCTACGCGCTTCATCTCGAGATCCTCGAACGTCGTTCCGGTGGGATAATGTTCCATGAGACTATCGTACGGTGCGGGACTCATTTCACTCTTGTCGAGTTTGTATACACAGGCGGATTTGTATATAGAATCGGTAGGACTTAGGTAATGGAGACCCAGTGTTCGACCTGTATTCATTGCGACGACGGCATACATCTCATCTTCGATACCATCTTCGTTTACTAAAACTTTTACTATATCATCTTGATTTATTTCAGAAGGCACAATCATGCTTAGAGTTTTCTCACAAAAAATAATCAGCGATAATATCACAGATGAAAGTTTTTATTTATTCAAAGGAAGGATGTCAGTATTGCGACCACGCCGTCACTCTTTGTGAGACAGAGGGACTCGACTATGAGAAGGTCATGGTCGACAAAGAGGAACTCAAAAAAATATGTGGTGGATCCGCGACAACCTATCCTCAAATATGTATTGACGACCGTCTTGTCGGAACATACTTTGATTTTCAGGATTACATAGAAGAAGAATATGAACCCATCCTCGCTCCCACGTTGAACCGGTTTACAGTCTTTCCCCTGAAATATCCCCATCTCTGGGAGCTTTATAAGAAGGCTCAGATGTCCAACTGGACTGCCGAGGAGGTGGATTTTTCGAAAGATTTAGAAGACTGGAAAACCCTAAATGACAATGAACAAAAATTCATCAAATACATTCTCGCATTTTTTGCTGGTTCCGATGGTATCGTTTTTGAAAACATCAACAACAACTTTGCCGATGAGGTGCAAATCTCTGAAGCTCGTTCGTTCTATGCGTATCAGTCTCACAATGAGATGGTTCATGGTGAGACCTATTCCAAACTCATCGATAAATACATCAAAGATTCGTCCGAAAAGAAACAGCTCTTCGAGGCTATCCAGACGATTCCTTGCATCCAAAACAAAGCTCAGTGGGCCATGAAATGGTTTGACAAGAGCCGTCCGTTCGCTGAACGTCTTTTCGCCTTCGCCTGTGTCGAAGGTATCTTCTTTTCTGGAAGTTTTTGTGCCATCTTTTGGCTTAAGAAAAGAGGACTCATGCCCGGTCTCTGTTTTAGTAATGAGCTCATCTCTCGAGATGAAGGGCTACACCAAGAGTTTGCCGTTGAACTCTTCAAACTTCTTCGTAACAAACCTTCGACAGAAGTCATCCATTCGATCGTCAAAGAAGCGGTTGAAATTGAAAAGGGGTTCATCATCGATGCACTCCCGTGTAATCTCATCGGTATGAATTCGGATAAAATGTCTGAGTACATCGAGTACGTCTCCGATCGTCTCTTGAAACAGATTGGACAGCCTCCCATTTGGAACTCCAAAAATCCTTTCGATTTCATGGAGAATATTTCACTGGATGGAAAGACAAACTTTTTCGAGAAACGTGTAGGTGATTATGGAAAACTAGACGACGATTCCGAAAATATCGCGTTCGACGAAGAGTTTTAATTGAAGAGGCCGCCATCGACACCAATCTCAAATGGTTCGAGAACCTTACCCGTGTCCACCTTTTCAGGTATCTTGTCCTCCTTAAACCCAGGCTCGGGATCAGGAGCTTCCGCCATGGGCACGACCGTCTTGGTACCCTTCTTCACCTTCTTTGTCGCGTTAGAACACGAAGGTGTATCCTTCTTTATGTTCATCATGCCCCACACGATGAACATGAAGACAATCGCGTGAATGACCAATCCAAACGCGGTAGGACAACCGTTAGGAGACGCGATGCGCGATCCTAAGAGTCCCCTGACGAACCGGAAGGTCATTGGGTTGGCGATCACGTAAAATGTCAACGCCGAAATGATCGAGATGATGAATTTCTCTTCTTGCTTCTTACCGTTACATCCACATCCACAGTCCTTAAAGAGACCCATGTTTTCTTATGATATATGTCAACAAAAAAACTTACTTAAAGTCGAGCCACCTAGTAAAGATATAACCAACCAACAATGTCTCTCACTATCCAGCAATCCTCCGATTTCTCCCCTGCCAACGTGCAGTTTTCGAAACTTCGCAAGAACAAGAATGGCGGCAAGGCCGTCTACCTCAACGCGGGCGACAACAAAAAGCTCTACGTGCAGCTTCCTTTCCTACGCTCTCCTTACGGTCTGAGTGCCTACACTGATGAGGCGACCGGACGTACCTCGTACTCTCTCGACCTCTCTTTCGATCCCGATAACGCGGATGCCATGGCGCTTCACGACAAGCTCAAGGAGCTCGACGAGAAGATTGTCAACACCGTCGCGGCCAACTCTAAGGAGTGGCTCGGCAAGGAGTTCAACGTCGCCGTACTCAAGGAGGCCCTCTACAAGCCCATCGTTCGCCCCGGTAAGGAGCAGTACCCCTCTACCATGAAGCTTAAGATCCTGACCAAGTCTGACGGTTCCTTCGTTCCCGAGTGCTACAACATGAGCAAGCAGATGGTCACTCTTGATAGCATCGAGAAGGGTCAGAAGGCGATGGCCATCATCGATCTCAACCAGATTTGGTTCATCGACAACAAGTTCGGTGTGACCATTCGTCTCCAACAGGCTCTCTTCGAGCAATCCGCCAAGCTTCCCTCCTTCGCCTTCCAGGGTCTCAACCTCCCTGATGAGGAAGAGGAGGAGGTTGACGAGATTGAAGATGAGGAGGTTGATGACCAGTAAAAATTATCAGTTCCGAGTCCTATGGACTCGTCTCCCCCCTTCTTGTTAAGTTGAAAATAACTTCTTAACAACAAGTAAGTATGTCTAATAAGAACATTGAGAGTAATCTCAAAAAGTTACTCAAAGGTGAGAGGGCTTGTATACCAGAACACTTCTTGAAGGTTCCCAGTTACAACTCACCAACCCTTCGCACCGGTAAGGGTAAGCCACTGAGTGAAGGT